TACTGAACACCTACACAGACGCCCGCAGGGGAGCCAGTAGTAGTGCCAGCAAACTTCTCGATTGTGCCTGCCGCTACGATTTGAACCAAATCACCTGCGAAGATAGCCGTATTGTAGGTGCTCGCTATAGGAATAAGGCGAGTCTGACCTGCATAAGGCATACCGTCTACACGGTTAATTGCTTGAAAGCCGTAGGGAGCACTGACTGTTGGATAAGCCATTGTATATAACTCCTAAGTTTAATTTCCTTTGCCGAAAGTAACCTTTGTTTTCCTGTCGTTAAACAGGGGCATACGAGGGTCATTTTCGCGCATTAAGTTATTGTCTACTGAACGCATCTGAGACTGAGCCATATTGTCATAGTACTCAGTACGCTCTGCGACAAGTTCTAGGGGGGCCTTACACAGCATTAGTCCGCCAACGATGACATTATCTTTGAAACGCACGTCATCAACGGCGTCACTAAATATCTCGGGGTGGTCTTCTGCGCGTACTGGCTCCCATCCTTCACGTAATTTTGAGGACACATTAGTGGAATCAGGTTGACCCATAGTGCTTACGCGAACCCAGTGAAACTTATAGCCGTCTTGGGGAATGGGGTCAGGCAACACAGTTGGCCTACTCCACGACTTCTTACGGGCAGTCTTTTCACGAGATTCCAGCTCTCTATCTAGTCTGTTTGCAGCCATTATTGTTTCCTCATTAGTTCAGCAGCCTGTTTGGCGTAAGTTTCCAGTGGTACTCCGAGTTTTTTTGCGATAGCTACTTGTGATTGCGTTAGCCTAATCTTCTTAGGCCCTGTGCTCCGCGAGGCGGGAGCAACCACATTGCTAGATTTTCTCTTAGTCCCTTCTGGTTCATCCTCTATCCCGTCATCAAACTGATCGGGAAATACTTGTCGCATACGAGAGTTGATTTTCTCGTAGTAAGTATCTGATTGGGGATCTACCCCATCTTTCGTTAACTTGTTATGCAACCCTAATGCAAAGGCAGTCATCTCGTCGTCTGAGCCGAACCATGCGTTATCGTCACGCCATGAATCTGCTTTTTCGTCTCGCTGCACTTGAGGTGGGGGTGCACTTACCTGCGTTTGTACAGGAGTTGCTTGAGGTTGTAAAGCCTGAATCTGCTTAGGTTTCAACCCATTAACTTTTTCTGCGCGGATTTGCGCAGTGTTCAGCGCCGTCTGAGCCTCTAAAACTTTATCTGGCTCCCCCGACTCGTACGCTTCTCTGTACTGGCGTTGGGCCAAAGCGATCTCGCCAGCCACTTGTTTCTTGGCAGATTCGATAAGCGTGTTGTGGCTCTGGTCTACTGAGCCTTTAAGCTTATTGTTCTCCGCTATAAGGTTTTTGGCGTACGCCTCTAAAGCTTCTCGCTCACGTTGGGCTTCTTCTTTAGCCCTACGCTCATCGTGGTAGCCCTTACTAAAGTGCTTAATACGGGTTTTAACTTTGTCGGAGTAGTTCTCTAGCTCCTCGTTAGTAACTTCTTCTGGCGGTGGAGACGCCTTTCGCCCGCGATCAGCTTCAGGGGTATCGTCTTCTACCTCAATTTCTACTTCGCCCGCCTTAATAGTATCTTTGGCGGACTTCATGGCTTCGCTGCCCACAGCACCTTCTACTTCAAGGGGCGCGTCTTCCTCGACAATATCCACCTCAACTTCTTGAGATGCTTCATCTTTATCGGGATCAGGAAACTCAAATTCTACATTTTCTCTAGGCATGGTCTATTCCTTATGCACGCGAAACTGCTCGCGGATCATCGACGACGGCCTCAATAGAGTCGTCATTCATTAAGCGAAACTCCTGCCCATTCACCTTAAAACGCGTACCGGTGTTGGCTCGGAACATCACATGGTCGCCTACTTTGCACCAAGGCCCAGTAGGGAAACGCTCTTTGTCGCTATAGGCTTCATTACCCATATCAAGTACAGACCCAACAGTAGACAGGATATACTCCTCTCGACGGGTAGATTCTGCCTTAATAAGCCCGCTTTCCCCGAAGGTCTCATCGACGTTAGGTAAGGCAATGAGTACCCTGTAGCCAACTGGCTTAGGGATAGAGGCTTCTAGCTCTGCTTCTTCTATAGCTTCTACTTCTATACGTTCTTTACGCTTTAGCTCTAATGCAGTCATTGTTGGAGATACAGACGCGTCAGCGCCGACCCCGCTAACTGTTACTGTTTCAGTCATCGTCATCATCCATATAGTTACGCGAAAGGTCGCCTACTTCTCTTAATGCAGCGTTTAGACCTCGAATCACACCGCACACCTCCTTATACTCGGCAAAGTCTTTAGGACCACCCGAGGTTAAGAATTCTTCGCTAGAACCTTTAAGCTCTGTTAGTTTTTCGTTCAGCACGTCAAAGACGGTAGTAGACAACGGATCACCTCCTTATTGGGGCATTTGCCCCTCTCTATTGGCTTTAGCTAAGTCCATTATCGCTTTAGCTTCGTCCAGATCATTTCTAGCTTGGGCTTGGTCGTTCTGAGATGCTATGCGGCTTGCTTCAATAGTAGCGGTAGTTTCGGCTTTCTTAGCATCAAGCTGTAAGCGGGCGGCATCAAGCTGCGAGTCGGCCTGATCTTTCTGGGATTTACGCTGTAGCTCGCCTTGCTTGAGCTGAAGTTCAGCTTGCTGCATCTGAATGATGGGGTCTTGCTGTTGTTGTTGTGCTTGCGCCTGTGCCGCCTGCTGTTGCTTCTGCTGCGTAAGTTGCATACCTGCTTGAGCCATAGTTTGAGCGAGCAAGACTTCTGCCTCTGGGGCAAGCGCTTCGTTCGGTGCAGGTAGCGCTACGCCTAGCTTTTGCTCCATCTGCTGTCTATATAAGAACGCAGTGTGCTCTGCTAAGTGAGCTTGTAATGAAGCCATGATCTGCTGCGCAGCCGGGTTTTGCCCAATAAGCGCTGCTATCTGTGGGTCTTGCATGAAGGCTTGGTGGGTAGCGATGTGTGCCTGATGGTCTTGAGTTAAAAACGCTTTTATCGGCTTACCAACTAAGGCGTTCATGTTCTCACTAACAGGGTCTACTGGGTTTATATCATCCTCAGTAGGTACGAGCTTGTCTGCGTTCTTGATACCCAAGACCTCGATCATCTGACGATGAAGTTGTGGCAGGTCGTAGATTTGTGGGGCGGCCTGCGCCATCTGCATAACAGTCTGATATTGCACAACTCTTTGTGCCATCGTGCTGCTATTAGGATCGCTGACGGGGATCACTTCCACCATAGCGTAATCGGCGCGTCGCGCACGAGGTTCACCACGGTCAGGCACGTACATATACTCTTCTGGGGCGTACTCAGCAATGATCCTTCGGAGTAATTTAAACTCCTGTTTCATTGAGAAATGGACACGGGATTGCACCGCAGCCATTGGCTTGAGGGTACGCTCTAGTAGAGCGAGTGTAGTTCCAACAGGAGCATTAGCACTCATGTCGGATATGTTCATGTCTGAGATAGCGCCTAGCCGTCGGCCTTCTTCGGTAATCTGCTTAAGTAAAGCGAAGAGGGTTTGGCTAGGCTCCTTGTAAGGAAGCGGCATAATGTTGTCGCGGATCGAACCGGACGGCACATCTACATCACGGAATTCGCCCGGACCAATTGGTGTGTCGTCGCCCTTAACTCGTAGTCCCCGAGACTTGAGACCACCGGGGAGATTGGATAGGGTTCCAGCGTCCACGAGCTGACGGATAATGCTAGTGCCAGCGCGAGCGTAGCCACCGATGATGTGAATAAGCCCAAGTCCATAAAATCCAAATCCGGGTACATAAGCATAATGTACGAAATGTTGACGTTTTAGCGTCAATTCGTCGTCAGGGTTCCAGTTACGACGGATAGCTAGTATTTCGCCCGTACCCTTCTCAAGCGTTACCACATAAGGCTTTGCGACTTGTAGCGACTCTTCGTTGTCCGCTCCATCTACACCGTCAATATTCAGGTCAGCGTGTATTTCAAGCACGGTGTAACGGTCGTCAGAAGTAAGAGATACACCTGACTGCTCCGCCTTAGCCTCTTCAACGTCTGAGAAAAACGACATAGGGTCGCCAAGTTCCACGTCCCGATAGAACCCAGCTGCCTGTAGCTTAACCATTTCGTTCTTAGTCTTGCGCATGACGTGCGTAACGCGCTCTGCGGACTCAATATTAGAGGCACCGTAGGGTACAATTACGTCTTCAGCAGGGATATATAGGGCAGTTTGACGGTTCAAACCGGGGTCAAAATACACCTTTTTGAACGCTGAGCCAGCTAAACCGAGTGAATACAGTAACCGCTCATGTTCGGGGCGGTATTCTACCATAACCTCAGTCAGCTCGTAATTCATATCTGTCTTAACACGTAAGGCAGCGTCTTCTTTATCTTGGGTAGCTTCACCAAGAATCTTAGTCTTTACCGGACCGGCGGCGGGGAACGTCTCGCTCATAGCCTCAGCTTGGAACCGGATAGCTGCTTCCGCTAGGATGTTAGAGTACACACCACAGGCGTTTTCCCAAGGCTCAGTACGTTCTTCGTATTTCATGCCCAGCACATCAAGACCGGCAACATAGCTATCAGCCCAGTCACGTCGAGCTGCCATGTCACCTTCTACAGCATCACACAGATCGCTTGATACTTCTTGTAGCTGTCCGTCGTCTAAATAATCAGCTAAGTTTGCATCAAAGGGCGCAGCGTCGATTTCTTCAATCTCTTCGCCAAAAGTAATTTCTACGCTGCCGTCTTCTAGCACTACCTCGACACCTGTATCGGACATCGTGTCTATAGCTATTACGGCTTCGTCTTCGCCCATTTCTTCAATACCCTCGGGCATCCCGTACAAACCTTTTTCAATTGCCATTTTAGTTGCCCTGTATAAAATTCATTAGCTTATCCAGCATGGACGGGTCCACTGGTTCTGCCGCCGGTACGGGGAGTCTAACCCCGTACTGCTCTTGTTTCTCTGGCGTTAACCACTCTTTGAACTCACTTTGCAGTTGGCGGTATTCGTCTTGTTTGCCTTGCAAGTTTCTGAAATCGCCTTTATCGCTATTGCGGTCATACCTAAACATTTCGTCGTACGCAACATTGCTATCTTCAGCGGAATCTATGTACTTATGTTCTAAGATGGAACTTAACGGCCTGCCTCGGTTGCGCCCAGTCTCCTCTAGGAAGTCTATAAACGCAGGGCTGTCAAAACCCCTGTGTGTAAGCTCGTGGACGACCGTACGAGGATAGGTAAACCGTTCGCCCTCACTCATATAGCCTTTTTTACTAGCGTAAGCCCGCTCTTCTTCATTGTCTCCTACGGGCATAAACACTGACACACCCTTACCGCCGCGCTCGTCTCTATCTGGTGGGGTCCCCATAAATTGAAGGGCCTTAGCTTTTTCTAGCGCGTTGCGTCTTGTAGGGTCGAAATCCTCGTCGGAAAGCCCAAGACCGCGCATCGACTTACTATACGCCCCTAGTAAATTAGGTAGTCCTTGCCCCCGCGTTGTGTAGTTGCGTATCTGCGCGCGGTCTTCGTTAGTGCCTTTGCCGTAGCCCAGCGCGCTCATCAGCCCAAACTCACCACCGAACCTACGCTCTGGGGGTAACTTACGCTGTACCTCGCCCATATACTCTTGGTCGCCAAACTCAATCGACGCGTCAAATGCTGCCCGCTGTTCGGGAGTGAGGCTTTCAACCCATCTTTGAAGTTTTGTTTTCTCTGCCATTAGTAATATCCGCCGCGGTGTCTGTACATAGACTCGCTCTCGGCTTCGTCGGTCGGTAGGGATATGAAGCCACCTTGCCTAAACCGCATCAACGCCATAATAGTTGTATCCAC